TCTACTTTAAATCCGCTAAAATTACCGCGGGATTGTGTTACTACTTTTGAGGATGTTGGTTCTTTTGCTAAATTCTGAGCCTTTAACTCGACATCAAAGAGTTTCATCTTTGATCGATCAACTCCAATAATAAACCGCTTGTGACTTGTAAGATCATTGTAGCGATTCTTGAGCTGTTTTACAATGAGTTGTCCCAGCTTCTCAAGTTCTTCCGTGGAGATGAGTGCAAACATGAGGTCGGCAGTTGCTGGAAGACCGAATGATTCGGATGTATCTGTAAGTTCAACATCGGATGAATTAAATCCAGCTCGAGTTGTCTGCGTTGCGGAAAAGATCGGAACATTAAACTCTACGGCAAGACCACGAATCTCTTCCGCAATTGCCTTAATGAACGAATAGGTATTTACTGCGCCTCCGACTCCCTTCATACGTGCCGATGCACAGATATTCAGATAATCAATAAAGATCACATCCGGAGTAAAATCTTTCTTTAACTTTAATTCATTCAAAAGAGCACGGAAGTGACCGGCATGAGCCGATGCTGTGGGATATTCCTTGATAATGAGTGCACCATTTGTCTTTGATGCAATCTTTTGAATTTTGCTATCATAGAGATCCTTGGGAAGAGTCACCAGTTGATCAATATTGATATTCATTAAATTTGCATCGATGCGTTCTGCAATACGTTCCTCGGACATTTCCAATGTAATGTAGAGAACTTTCTTTCCTTGAACGAGATATGATGATGCCACGTGGCACATGAAGAGAGATTTACCCACGCCCGTACCCGCAAGACAGATATTCAAGGTCTTGCGAGGAACACCGCCCTTGGTAATGGTGTTAAACATCTCAAGATCGAATGGAGTGCGATCTTCTACCTTGTGATAAAAATCAAATCGGTCATCAGCATTGCCAATATAGTCATGACCCACCGAGTTGTCAAAGTTAATTGCTAATGCTTTCTGAAGAATTTCTGGAATTGCACCCTGAGAAGTATCCTGACGCTTTCCATCAATAATCTGAATTGATTCCATAATCGCCAGAAATACTGCACGGTCTTTGCACCACTTCTCGGTACTCTCGATCAGCCAAAGATCCTCAACCTTTGGGTTTTGATCCAGACTCTCTATCAACTTTACAGTCTCTGAATATATTTCCTCTTGTATATCGGCTTTTTCTAGGTCAATATTCAGAGTTGTAGGAGTTGGCAACTTATTGTATTTAACAATAAAATCAATGACAAGTTTGTATGTTGCCTTATGAGCTCCCTCAAAATATTCAGATTTAATAAATGGCAGTACCTTGCGGCAATACCCTTCATCATTCACTAACTTCTGCAGAATTGTTGTTTGTAGGTTGTTTGTCATCTGATCCGAATTTGTATTTACCACTATCAAAGGCACTTTGAATAATATGACTTAGAATGTCACCGAGATGATTGTTAAAATCTTCGGACTTTTCCAGCTCTGCAATATTATGAGGGGCTGGAGCTTCATCTAATTTAAATTGAAAGGAAAGTCTTGCGGTTTGTCTATCGTCACTCTCGTTGATAGAGACCTTTCCGTATGTAACAATGGCACCCGAGTATTCACCCTCCTTGATCTTCACGGAATACATTTCCGAGAGAGGTTTCTCGACGAATGCATATGAATTGGATGTAATTGAATTAGACTTCATCGTCGTCAATAATTGATGGACTGTAGTGTTGTCCATCAATACCGAGAGTATAACGCTGACGAATATAGTCTTTGAATTCCTTTGAATCAAGAATGTCCTGCCAGAATTCTTTATTGTAGGTATCCTTCTCGCGATACTTTGTCTCATTACCCTTCTTTGCATACCATCCCATTGACGGTTTTGTGACAAATCCACCATCAAGTGACACCTCTAAGAGACCCGAGTATTTCTCGACGCCATTTGCAAACGAGACTGAAATAGGAACTTTGGATTTTTCTTTCACAAACCGAGACTTATCAACATTGATAACGAAGTGATAACCTTGAAGACCATCGTCGTCCTTATCTTGTTGACGGCCAAGAATCCAGACTGTATTGGCGGAATAGTAGAGACCAGTACCGCCCGAGAGAACATCCTTGGGATACATGTCCTGAGTCTTGTATGTATGACCAACCGCAACAAGAGGAATGTCCTTCATTGCAAGATGTGGAGTGACCATGCGGAAGAGACTCTTGAATGCTTTTGCACGAGTCATATCTGCCACGGACTTTTCATTCAGAGCATCCTCAACTTCTTTCTTGGAAGCAAGATTACCCACAGAGTCAATCATAATAATTACTTTATCGCTCTTCTCGATACCATCTAATTGCTTCATGAGATCGAATTTAAGATCCTCAACATTTAGAATTGGGCAATGGAGAACACGGGTAGTGTCAATGCCAAAGGTCTTGAAATAAGCCTGAGGAGAACCAAATTCCGAATCATAAAAGAGAACAACCGACTCGGGATATTTCTTCATGTACGCAGCAATCATGATCAGTGCGAATGAAGTCTTGAAATGCTTTGAAGGGCCTGCAAGAACAGTAAGACCCGATGTAAGACCTTTATCAACGTCACCCGACAGAGCAACATTGATCATGGGGACATCCGTGGGAATACTAGGGCTTTGATTGAAGATTTGAGAATCCTCAAGAGTGGCCGAACTTTCGATGCGTGAATTCTTTTTTAATTTAGCGAGTAGTGATGACATAATTTGAGTGATGGTATAACTATATACACTTGACAATAGAAGTAAATCTTTTATTCGGATTTTTGTTCGGTAGTTTCTTCATCGGCAACCCACCGAAGTAATGTATTGCGGAAGCGATCGCGGGCGGGAAAACGGATTGCTTTTGTTTTAACTGTTAGAGGCTGGCCGATGAGAGCCGCAAACTTATCAAGGTCTTCCTGTGATTCAATGCGAATATTAAAACAGGCATAGCTCTTTTCACGACCCTGATCGTATTCCGGCATGCCGTCCCAAAGATAGGGCGTAATTGCTTCTTCCTGACCAGAAAGCGAAAATAGGTTATGCTCTGGTGTTTTTAGATCCTTTTTAAGGACTTTAGTATTATTCATTTTCGTGTTGGATTAATTCTTCGGTTTCAAGTTGTTCATCTAATTTTGGTTGTACTTTCTTTAACACCATGCCATACTCATTAATTCCTTTTGAAATATTAAGATCATTCTTGAGAATAAGATGATTCTTTTCAAAGACGGTATAGTCTACAAGGTGATGCCAACGACCCCAACGTTTGATGATTTGAACAACATCGGGATGCTGAGCCTGGAGTGACTGTGCAAATGAGAGTCGGTTATCTCCGGCTGCTTTATATAATTCATCTGTATTACCACCCTTCATTGTGAGTGTGGCAGCCTTACCGCAAGTAAAGGCATTGAAAAGAATTGTGCAGTAACCTTCCTTCATTACACGAAGGCTTAGATCCGTGTCTTCATTTAAACGACCCCTCCAACGAAGATCGAGAGAGTTGTCCAAAAGAATACAACTATAAATGCGAGTATTCAAATAATAGGGCGGACGATATTCTCCGGCGGGACAGAAGAAAGCATAATTCATTCCCGACATTTTAACATTCTCAAAACGATCGGAGAAGTCCTCACAGCAACGAAATATTGTTCCGTCATTTACACGAAGTTTTAAATTCTTGTTAATTCGAAAAAAGTGTGCAATGTTATCGTCGACGATCCAGTGCCGTTTATGACCTTCGTTGATCGAGTGCTCCCATACAAAATTACGAACAGGAATACTACCAAGACCGAGATTGCTAAACGGTGTTACAATTAGTTTTTTTGGATTAATGACTGCGGCATACTTGTCATACTCCTGAGGTTCGATAACTACTCGAAATGGAACCTTCATAAGTTCCAAAGAACGAACTGTGAGCCGTGACTCCGAACGACCTTTCGAAATAATATAGATTGGATATTTTGGATTCATATCTTTTATTTAGTAGGATAAATTATCTTTTCTGCACTTGAGTTTTTTCTCAGTAACTCACAACGACTAGGCCAATAGATTCTATATAAAAGTTCTGTTTCGAACAAGAGATACTCTTTGTTTGTTTTTTCCGTGCGACCTCTCATGATATTGCTCCTATCGGTATCGGCTTTAAAAATCTGAAGATAATCCCAATTTGTCTTTGCGTAATTGTTAGGGCCGTAAGTCTGATACTGGATAAAATACAGATCAATATTGCCCGTCGATTTTTCAGGAACATCATGTTCGGTCCATAATGTAGAATGCCGACTACGATTTCTTAATTCCGAATAGTGTGGGGGTTGTGTTTTATTTGAATAAAGTTTTTGATTAATTGAACCATCGGTATCATCATACTGTTTTTTAGGATCATAACAGTTTGGTTCAACGTTGATGCCATAATATTTAAGAATCTGAACAAAGGCATCTTCTCCATAAAAGCCAATGATGCCACGGCTATCTTTTTGCCAATAAGGAGTAGGGGGTGTGGTAAAAATACCATCGCCATTCAATTCAGTTTCCACTTCATTATCAAAACCCGACAGTATATTACTCATATTTAGAACTATTAAATCATTAAAACCCACA